GGGTCAGGGGGTCAGAATGCCACCAGTTGGTCCAGATCCCATTGTGGCACACGCGCCGCCCCATCGATCACATAGGTGCCCTGATGCTTCCGCAGCCAGGCGTTAATGTGCTTTGTCGTCGTCGCGCTCCACTGGTAGGCGGTCCGCATCCACCCTTTGCCAGGGACGATGGCGGCGACGGGGGTCTGATAGGAGAACAGGACGCAGGTCCCGTCTGCCAGGGTGACTTCGGTTTGGTTGCTGCCGACTTGCTGAACTTTCATTGGAGTGGGGTTGTTTGGTATGGGATAATCCTACAGGGTCAGCGGCGCAGTTGGTCGGCAGCGAGTGCCAGTGCGTCAGCTGTCACATAGCGAACGGGTGCCAGCGGTTGCCACAGTAGGAAGGTGACACCAGCAGCTGCTAGGAGCTTGAGCATGGTAGCGCGGTGAAAGTCAGCGGAGCGGGAACGGGTCAGGGAGTGGATCATACCATAAACTCCTCTACAAACTGTTCGTGAGAGATGATGCGAACATCAGGATAGATTCGCTTCATATCAGTCTGAAACTCATCGCTGAGATAGTATTCTTTCCACTTCCATGCTTTATCAGGTCCAGCAATCACAATCACGGCATCTTTGTAACCATGATCATTCACAGCATGTTGCAGTTTCATTACCTCAAACGGAATCTTTTCTTCCGCAGTTCCTTGCACACGCTGATACTTCAGACTGATAAGATGTTGCTCATTCAGAAGAATGTCAACATAATGACGCCCACCATTGCGTTTGGCACCGATGTTAACTTGTGCCTGAACTTTGTGATCGGTGTGCTCAGTGAGCAGTTCTTCCACCACATCTTCATAAGATTTGCCAGTGGTAGTGTTGCGGGATGCGGTGGTTGCCACGGGGTTTCTCTCAACTGAAGATATCATAAGGCATCAGGCAGTCCCCACAAGGGGGTGTGTGCCACTTGTTCAGCTGGCACACTGAAAGCGTCCGCTGTTGAAGTTAGCATAACTGAAGACCTCACGATTCACCAGTTTGAACATACCAAACTGATTGGTGAGAACATAACCTTCTGCATCGATTCTGTTGCCGTAGAGATAAGCAGCAGGACCATCATTGCGGCAGAGGAACAAACAGTCATCTTTGATAGACTTCACCAATGCCCACAGACGCAGCAGGTTAGCATCACAATCAAAGTCATCGGGATTCACTTCCTCACCAGCACGAATACAAGCGTTGATTTGCTGTTTAATCTTTGCTGCTTCCTTAACAGAAACGAACTCACAAGCAGTAGACATTTGACGGGCGAACTTGCACACCTCTTCAACATCAGCGAACGACTCCTGATTGTGCAGGATGTATGCATTCGGTTTCACGAACTTCACCGTTTCGGTATCAGTCCAGATGCTACGGTCAGGGAAAGCTTCCGCATCACGAAGATCGCTCTTTGCATAATAGCAAGTGTGAGGAGCGATGATGATACTTTGAGTAACTACTTCTGGGAACTTATAGGTAATTGTGTTGGGAGTGTACTCAGACAATCCACCAAACCCGATAAAATCACCTTGGTAGATAGTATCGAACCGAGGAAGAGAATCCAGGCAACAATGTAGAATTTGCGCGACATTACCCTCATGGTTTGCATCAATGTCCTCATGCGATTCGTTGATTTTGATTTTAACTTTGTTGAACACACTTTTGGTGCCAACGAAGAAGTTTCCAGTAGCAGGATTGGTGCCCCAAACAATAGCAGGAGCACCGTCAATCTTAACACTCAAGGTGCCAGGATTCACGAACCAATTCAGAACAGAAAGGTCACCCGTCAGGATGGTGTCTTCGGGGTGTTCGAGGTGTGTGTTTTTCATACTCTTAAGATAGCAGGGGTTGCTGCCAACCGCAACCCCCCTTGTGCCAGTTCCTCAACTGTCACATCTCAGGAGTTTCTTTCAACTCCACGCCATTATCTTCGAACCATTCATCACCATAACACTCACGAATGTCGGTGATAAGTTCTTCCTCACTGTAGTCATTATAAGACGAAACAAGTGTATCAAACACGAATTGTTCCATCGTCTTCATGTCCATCGAATCCATCACGAACTCGGCATACTTCTCAACAAGTCCGCTGAAATCGTCGGTCCAGGTTTTAGCGTTGTTGGTCATGGTTTCAGTAATCGTAGTTAGCGTTCAGGTACTCATTGACATCGAACTTTTCATCTTTGAGTTCAGGAATGTCAAGGTCAAAAATCTCACCAGGCATGTCTTGGATTTCAGACCAGAGTTCATCAAACATGGTTTGTCTCTCAGGAACAAATGTAATTTATCAGGGATTCAGGCACACCGCAAGGGGGTGTGTGCCAGTTCTCCAATTGGTTGCATTCTCAATAACTAAGGTCTTATTGAGAATCAATAAGGACTATTAATTGAGAATAAGGACAATATTCAAACTGTCACATTAATCAAACGGATCGAATTCCCTGATGCTAGAATAAACTTCCTCGTCACCTTCGAGTTCCAGTAACTCTTTCCAATCGATATCATGTACATCTAGATCATCATAACACATGATGTCTAATGTAACACGGACTAGGCGTTTCTGTGCTAACATGAGGTCTAGATGTGTATGTGTACTAGATTATATCATGCATAATGACGATATGCAAGTGCTTCGAGATCATGTGTATCTCGTGCATAATCCTCGTCGAGATCTAGTGCATCAGATGCATAATACTCGTCGAGATCGTATGAGTAATCTGTTGCGTATGTATAGTCGAGATCGTAGTCGTCGTACATAGCTCGTCGAGATTGTATGAATGCTTGTGTATTGTAGCACAAATCTCGACGAGATGCAAGAACTAGATGTAGTCTCGTCGAGATCTTATGATAGTATATATGTAGTCTAGTCGAGATTTGTGTGCTTCTAGACACATAAGATCTCGTCGAGATTCTATCACGAACTTATAAGAATGTCAAGGTCCTGGGGATTTCGGCGCGTCGTGGGGCTTGACAAACTGCGCGTCTTATGCTAAACAGACTTAGCCCACAAGAACTGGAGGGGTTTAGAAGACTTATAACACTCTATTCTCAACAATAATACTCAATTGATTCTCATTAATATTATACTTATTGAGAATCAAATAAAACAGTAATATATGTTTTTTAATACCTTTTTTAATTAAATTTAAGTTAAAAACACTATAAAACTGGTATAATTTCAGTATTTTGGCATCCTTGACTCTTTACATACTTCTCCCAATCATTAGCATCCTCAATCGTATAGAAAGTTACGATTTGTTTTGAGAATGCTTTCTTCTTTGGTTTGAGATAGATGACTTGGTACTTCATAATAATACAGATTAATGGTTGGTCCGTCGTTCCAATGTCTTATGACACCTGCGATAATGAATAGATTAGTAAGAAGATAAGTACCGAATATAACAGTGCGTATACCAGCAATGTGGTCTGATTCTCTGTCATTTTTACTTGCTTTCTCCCCAATCGCTTTTGCCCACAATCTCCACAGTGTTTTTTTCTTCTTCATACTTTGAATCTCTTGATTTAATATAAGTCAATTCTTTCCACTGTTCAGGATAACAAACTACCAGCACTCTTTCATTACGATGAAGTGAACAACACAGATAATTAACCTCATCCTTTGGGCGTACAGACTGTTCAATTGTAATATATTCCTTATCAGTGAAATACACCCAACCTTCCACATCATTGGTCCAAACAACATAATCATTGACCTGTGGTTGATAACTCATACAAATGCAGATTCAAGTGGAGTTTGCTTTGGTATCATAGCAGAGTAAGGTGATGTTTGTTCTATACTAACAACGTTCCCAACTGTACTTGAGTTGATGGGGGCGGAATATACTCTTTTCTTGGTGTCATAGAATCCCCAAATTGATCGCACAGACTTACCAAGGTTATAATCAAAAGTAGAAGAGTTCCGAATCCAGATGGCAACAGTATTCCTTTTAAATTGTTCAAACTCATAACTATAACCTTTTGGTGCTTGGTGTGGAAATTCAATCGTTGTCATAAACAGCACGAAGACGATTGGGGGGATAACCTGCAGACAAATAATTGTTAAGGAGTAGGTCACACTGCTCCTTTGTTAATTGCTTTGCATCCTCTTCAATCAATTCCCATCCGGTGGTTGTCAATTCTAAAATGCGATAAAGTTGTGTCACGTCGTAAATGCCTCCAGAATACCAGATTCATAATCATCTTGAAGTATGAATTTTTGAGCATTCACAACTCTTTCCATAATTCGGTCCGTATAGCGATCGTCGAAGGATTCTTCATTCGCAAGAATCTCAAATGCTTCCGTATCAGATTCGGCAATCAAGTTAATCAGACCGCCATACTCACTGGAAGGAAAAGGAACCCAGTAATCGACAATATAAAGAGATTTCATTGTTATGTGTAAATTACTCCTCTATTTTAGTGTATTTGTTGTATCCTGTCAAGTTACAAAGTTGTCGCTCAATCTCAAACCTGATGGGAAACAAATGTGATGAGAAGAATCCAGCATACTGCCCATCCTTGAGAAGATTGTAAATGTTCTCAACCTGCATCTGTGCCAGAATCAATTTTGTCTTTTCATCCATTACACAAACTCCGAAATGTAGTAGTCTACGGTGACTTCCAGTTCTGCTGCTTTTTGCTCATAGAAGTTGTCAGTGTATTGTTTAGCAACAACCCAGGCATCGTGATTAAACTCTTCAACCTCAGCGTGTTTCATAAAGTCCTCAAATGCAGACATAAATTGTCGAATATCTTCATCGTTCATTGGCACATCCAATCGTTTGGCAATAATAGGCATCAAATAACTTTTGGTCACGCTGTATCAAAAAGGCATTGTATCCGAAGAAAGCAATCAGAAACACAACACCAACAAAAACATATTTGGGTGAAAGGTTCATTCGCATTCCAAGTCGTAAGAAACAGCAGACATCATCTCAGACATGAGTTTTGACCGAAGTTTGTGAACATCATACTCAATCAGTTCAGAAAGATCATCCCAATCCTGATAGTAAGTGAACACATTCAACATTGCACTCAATTCATCAGTTGTAAATGCCATCAGCAAGCACCATAGAAAGGATTGCCAAGTTGAGGCAGATCAGAGTTATCACCCGTTTCGGTATAACCCAGTGCCAAACGCTCACGAATCGCAAGAGTCTTCTCAACACGATTCAGAAACTTCTTGGAGATTTGATCCACACCTTTCCAAGACAAAACCTGCAGGCACCATTCCTGACTAATATCACCATAAGGAGTCTTGACAGGATAGTATCCAACCAGCATCGTGCCGTCTGAAGACTGGAGAGTGGGGAAGGCAGTCATTGGGTGTCTCTCGATTACCTTTGTATTATAGGTCAAAAGGACGGCACCACATCATTGCGTAGACCAGTTTGCGAACTGTCCATCTGCTCCCAGAGCGAGTAGAGTTTGTTATACAGTGCTGGCACACTTCCAAATTCTCTTGCAATTCTATTTTCCTCACGCAGATTCAGTTCCTGCAGTGCAGATAGAATCACACCAATTTCGTGAACATTCAGTTGTACAGTTGTTTCAATCATTACCATCAGTCCCAAGATACATTTTGCAAAAGAAAACCAGGCATCACCATTGACCAATTACCTTGCTCACCAGTTCCCGCAACTTTATACTCCCACTTATAGGCAAACTTGTTATGACTGTCCCAAGTCATAAACCCTTTTTCCTTATCAAACCAGGATTTAATGGTTAGACCAAACCGATTGGAAAAAATGTTACGGGTTCGCAGTGCTCCACCAGCTTCACGGGTTTCAACCACTTTACAAGTGTCAAATTGAGCCTGCAAACCCGAATCCAATGCACAAGGAGTTTCATACACAAATGGACGATAAACTTTCGGTTTTGGTGCAGTCTGTGCGAGTGCAGGAGAAGTCAGCAGCAGAGTTGCAAGTAGCAGTAGTTTTTTCATTCAAACTCTCCAGTGCGATTGTGTGGTTTAGCATTCTTGAGTGAATAAACCTCAGTGCTCAATGATTGAACAGAATTATACAAATTGCTTTCGACTTGATTCACTTTATACTCAAGGTTTCCCATCTGTCGATACAGATTCAGGCAAAGCAAAAGGTTACCTGTGATGCCAATGATGATTGACCATCCAATCAGTTGCTCAAGTCGTTCTTCACTCATCATCTTCCTCCACAACAACTTCAAGATAATTATAACCAATCACTTGACGCCCTGCGTGTGTGGTTGTATCAATCTTTACATCTTCACCTTGAAGTTTCCCAATGCGGCGATTGGTTGCATTGTTCAGTTTTGTTGCCCAATAGTAAGTCATTGATTTCCTCCAGTTTTGTTATATTCTATCATAAATCGTCGAGCAGCGTAAGCCTCAAATTCAGATGCAAATGATGCAATGGTGCGTCCAGTATCAGACCAGACAAGATACCAACGATTCGCAAATTGCTTGATGGTAATGGGTTTCATCAATCACTCCTCAGGGTAGAGTTTCCAACCATCAGGGCGAATACCCATTTCTTCACAACGCACCTCATAAACAATGCGCTTCAGAAGTTGAAGCGGCATTTCATTTTCAATTTTTTTCTGAATGGTGCGGCGCAGTTGGGCGTCCTGTGTAGTGTCGGTGACCATTGTGGTTCCCTTGATTACCTCTGTATTATAGGGCACCCAGCAGGCGATTCGGGAAGAACTGTGCCACTTGTTGGTCTGTCCACCCATTCTTCTCAAACAGGTACTCCAGATATAGCGTTTCTTCTTGTTCCCGTGCCTCAATTTCGTGACCTTGTTCCCAATAGTCCACATCTTCCATACATTCTTTACCATAATACATTTTTCCACGCTTGGACCGCAGCGAACCGACTACCCACTGTCGCAGGTGGACCAGTTCGTGTAAAAGAGTTTTTATATACAACTCCTCCTCCATATGGGTCTGAAGTTCAATCAGAAACTCACGGGGGCGATAAGATTCTCCCACATAGTCACAGTAACCATAAACTTCTTCATGCTTCAGACCACGATGAAGAATCTCCACATCAATCTTATGGCGTGGAAGGAATCGATTCAGAAACCAAGTGGTAACATCCTCGCAGAGGAGTTTAGAATAACCGTATCCAGACATTTCAAGGTAAGACATTGACCCCAGTGTAAAAACCAAAGGAAGGATGAAACAAACAGAAGTTTTTCTTTAGCAGTCATCGTGCGATAATATCCAAAGACTCCAGCAGCATCATAGCAAGTTCCATACGATTGTCCTCATCAACTACAGGAATGTTAGCATCCACAAATTCACTTGCAAGTTCAGCAAAAAGTTCAGTTGTTCGCTCATCAGAAAATACAGATGTAGCAAACTCACTCTTGAAACCATCACGCAGCAGTCGCAGAGACTTGGTGACAGTTAAGTCTTTGATGTCGTTAGCGTAGGTCATTTGAGGAAAGTGTTGTGTTTGAAGATACATCAGCGAGCATAAAGGTAGGAACCTGCCCAGTCAGCGTGTTGCAGCAACCATTCACGCTGCTCAATAATGCGGAGGTCATAGCGAACACCTTTCGCAGGTGCTTTCCAACTGGCGCTTTTGTAAATTTGTCCCGTTTTCTTGTCGATGAAGCAATGAACGCTCCTGCTACCATTCGCATTCATAATGATTTTGTGATACTTACGACCAGTCTCAGGATAGAAGTCATAGTCACAAGTACCTTGCTTCAGTTTATCAATTTGCTTCTGATGATACTCATGAGTGTCAGCATCATCAACAAACTTTTGATGACTGCGAATAGAATATTCGATGAAGTTTTGGCGCAGTGCCTCACAGAGAGCGTAAGTGTGCCCCAGAACAGCAGCAGCGATGTCTTTCCGTGCCTCTGCAGCAGCGGCGTAGTCAGCGAAGGTGGTGGTCATTGCCTGATTGCGTATGTGCTTATTATAGGGCATCCCAGAGGGGTCTGGGAGGTCAGTATGCCAGTTCTGAATCTGGCACCCAGGGTTCATCATCACCCAGGTATCCCATCCAATCTTGAGGGTCAGACTCATACATTGCGATTTCCCGCAGTTCGTCAATCAGTTCAGACAGGTCCATAATGATCCTCAACTACTTGGGTATTATAACAGAAAGCGGATCAAACCGCCAGTGCTGCAGAAGGAATCTCTACAACTTCAGGCAGTTTGCTATCGTCAAACTGATTCAGATTGTAGCAGACCCACTCACCAGCACGGAATACATAAGCATACTCTTCACTGTTGTCAGGCAGAAGATATTCACACAGGTCAGCATCAAGGCGAGGAGGGCAATTCTCACCACGGGCAGAGTAGTATTCTGGACTATAAGAATTGTATTCATCAGTACGATTTTCTTCAGAGTACCTGATACTATCAGTCCAGCAGGAAGACATATCACCACCGTCAATCAGTTCGGCAGCGAGTTCTTTGCTATTGTAATGCGTCTTCAGGATGCGACCCAACCATTCGGGATAACCGTCATAATGATGATATGCCGACAAAATAGAACCGTCAGCGAGTTCAAGACCGATGCGGGAGCGGGTTGCCATTGGGGCGTTTGTTGATTACCTTGTTAGTATAATGCCCCCAACAGCGGATTCTGGGCGTCTTGTGCCACTTCTTGAACTGGCACACTCAGTCTTTCTTCCGCAATTTGGATGTACTTATCATCAATCTCAAATCCCATCCAAGTTCTTTTTAATTCTCTGGCAACAATTGCAGTTGTACCTGACCCCATGAAAGGATCTAAAACTAAATTACCTTCTTCTGTAGTAAGTTGAATGCAATTCTTAACTAATTGTGGTGGAAATGGTGCTGGATGTTTACCCTGCCTTTCTGGTGGAATTATCCATACTTCACTACGATACTGTGAATCTACAGCATCACGAAATACTTTTGGTTTCTTCTTACAAAACCAGTAAATGTGTTCTGTGCATGGTACAAGAACATCATTTCGTATATTAGGAGAGTTTCTTCTATCCCAAATGATTAGTTGATACAATTCAACTTTACTATGAGTAATAAAATCTGTTGGAAGATAACAACGATTCTTATGTCGTCTTGGTTTATGATTGAAGAATACACTCCCATCATCTTTAATTACACGATAGCATTCATCTAAAAATGCCACCATCCATGCCTGATATTCATCTTCAGGCATATCATCTCCATATGTGTTGTAGTCAATATTAAATTTACCCCATATTTGGTTACCAAGTTTTACATTACCAAGCAATCCTTTTTTATTATATGGTGGAGATGTAATGATACAATCTACTGTACCACTTTGCAACTGTTTTAATCCTTCAATACAATCTTTTTGTATAATCATTGAAATAGATTACGATGAATGTGCCACAGAACATTGTAGCGATTGGAAGGATTACGCTTTCCTTCACGCTGAAAATGAAACAGAGTCTTGCCGTTTAACTTTAGATGAACACCACCACGCAAAAACTTCCAATCCGCATTTTTAATTTTATCAATAATTTGCTCATAAGTCAACTGATATTCAACATCATTTTTGATGTCGCGGTAGATAACATGTGTGATGTCAAATCCATTACGAATAATCAAATCAATAATCTTTTGCTTATTAGCATTCAGAAACTCTTGAAAAGCATCAACATATTCTGGGTGAATCTCTTTAACTGTGCGACGATCACGACCCTGATAATTATATCCTTGGTGTCCACAGAAATGCTCGATAAACTCAGCAGCATTCCCAGTGATATTTAAGACTTCAATAAAATGCTTCTGTGTAGTCAAATGTACTTGTGTTGAGCTACCACTAGCATTTTTAATGCTCTTACGCTCGGTATCATTTGCACCGTCAATCTTAGTGCGCGAACCACCAACTTGTGTCAGACCATGAGCATTACAAACTGCTTTTTCTTTAATGTCAGAATACTCTTCTCGAATCTTGTAACCTTGTTCAGCAGTGAGAGGCATTGTATTGATTTTGATTTTTATATCATAGAGCATCCTACGGTGCCTGTGGTGCCCTGTGTGCCAGTTTCAGGACTGGTACACAGCAATCAGTTCATTTGCTTTTTTCCTGCTTTCCTTGTTTGCAGCGATGGACCTAGACACCTGAATGGCATGAATTTCAGCATTTTTATAAAGTTCTCTTGCAACAGGCACATCATGATTGGATAGAATCACTTTAATGCCACGATTTGCAAGAGATTCTGCTAAATCGCGCAATTGAATTTGTTGGTCATGAGTAAATCCATCTGTTGCATAACTTGTGAAGTTGGAAGTATCAGATGCAGGAATATATGGAGGATCAAAGTAAACAACATCTCCTGCCTGCAGATTCTCATAGAGTGACACATCTTCAAATGAGAGAGATGTAAACCTTACTAACTTACGGGATAGAAAGTAAGAACGAAACTCTAGAAGTTCTTTTTGTGGAAAATGTGGTGATTTGTATTTACCAAATGGCACATTAAACTCACCTTTCTTGTTATATCTGGTCAGACCATTAAAACAATGACGATTTAGATAAACAAAAAGTTTTGCTTTCTCATTAATATCTGTTGTAGTATTGAATGCAGTTCTCAGAGCATAAAAAGATTCTTCAGTATTCACTTCCATAGTAAAATATTGTTGAAACTCATAAGTTACATCTTCAGGTCCAGTAAGATAATGATAAAGATGTACAAGGTCTTTATTGACATCATTGAGAATATATTCGTCTGCCCCTACATTTAGTGCTACAGACAAACTCCCACCAAAAGGTTCACAATATCTGGTGGGTGTTCCAATTAAAGGTAAAAGATGGGGCAGGACCCTAAATTTGTTTCCTGCCCACTTCAAAGGAGATTTAATCATTAAATCAAATAGTATCAGAATCTTTTAATCCATTGTTCGCAAGAACATCTGGTCCTATGGAAGCACCTTTGACAAATCCTTGCTTGACGGCATCATTATACTTGGTAATGATTCTTCTTGCAATAATGACATCAGAGTTTCCCCTTGAATCTTTAGTCCAATCAGCACGGGAAATAGTGCTCATATTTGTGCGAATGTAATTGCGAAGACCATTTGCCTTTTCACCTTTACCAACAGCATTAATCAAATTAAACACTGCTGCAAGAGCACCAATCATGCTTCCATCAATATAATCCAATTTCCAAGTGTGGTTGTAAATTGGAACCAAATGATCGACTGCTTTACGGGTATTTTCAATTTTCCATTTCTTAATAGATTCAACTGCCTTAGCGAATCCATTTACTTCTGGACCATCTTCATATCCAATTCCTTCTGCTTTAACACCAATAGCAATGAAGTTTTTTTCAAACTCAACTGCATCATCATCATTAAAAGAAAGTCCAGCACGAACTTTATCAAGAGTGCTAGTGTTTTTGCGAGTTGTGTTCAATTCACTGAAAAGTTCAGCTTCTACAGCAATACATTCTGGAAGAGACATATCTTCATTATGTACATAAATCATGCAGGGAACTTCAGCATCTTCACCTCCACCAAGATATGCCATCAGTGCTTTGTGTTGCCCATCAACAACGACTAAATCACCATCAGGTCGTTGAGCAACAAACAAGACTTGGCAGAGTGTATAATTAAATTGCTTTGCTTTTTTAATAGTTGCAGTTTGGATGTATCGCTGATAATCTGCACTTATTTTAAGTTGCGATACTTTAACATACACAATATTAAGTTTTTGACCTATAGTTCCTTTTGCAAACTTAAGTTTTCCCAATTCTTGGGCAAGTTCATAGATAGACCGCAATTTGGGGTCTTGAGTGTATTTTGTCATGGTTCTCCTATGGAGTAATAGAAAATAAGACTGGAGTTTATAGTCATCGTCTGATTTGGACTATTAAAAATATAACATAAAAAAGAGGGTTTGTCAACCCTCTAGTATTCAATCGTCGTAAACTCTACATTCCAGTGCATCAGGATGCAATTCACAATAGAGTTCCAATGCTGTAGGATCGTGTGAGTCTTCTGGATGATGTTCTTTGTAAACTTTAAGTGCTTCTAATTCTTCTTCGGTGTGTCTTCTGGACTGTGGAGAAATTGTTGGGTCATTCAAAAGATTCACATCCTTTTGAATGTGTTGGTCGATGTTATCCATAGTTTTGTAGCGTATTGATATATTTATTTTTTATTCACTCAAAGAAGAACCTCTCCAGTTTTTAGGAGCAGGAGGATCACATTTGCCTTCAAGTGAACGAACCATAAGTTCAGTGAACTTTTCCATTTTTTCTGCAGAAACTGTTTGCGGGGCATAGGTAATTGCATCTTTTAGTGCAACAAGTTCGTCCCATTCTTCTTTTGTAAGAACTTCGGATCCAGTTTTTGCTAGAGTCATAGGTTTCTTGCGATGTTTCTCAATGTTAGCATTTAAATACAATACTATCTAGAAACTTAATGTTTTCTTTGGGATTGGGTTACATTATTTAATAAAATTGTCAAGGGCATCAAGATCATCTCTAAGTTCTTTTTCTTTCTTTTGATCGTGATAATAAGACCAGAGAGCATTATGAACATCCATCAATTCGCTCACCCAGAAACCAGCAGGATAAACTCCTAGTGCATCTTGAAGACCACGATGACTCGTTCCTTTCTCTTCTGCCTTACACATAATGTAGCAGATTGCCTGAACCATATCAAGTTTATCCTCTTCAGAAAGCATAAAATACTTTCCTACTGCTCGTTCAACTCCTTCTTTATGTGATTTTTGAAGTTGTTTGCAAGCTTCAGAATCCCACCACTCTTGCCAGGAGTTTTTCTTTTCAGTCATCTTTTCCAAAGATAGTTCCAAAGAAACCAGAGTCACCTGGTTTGCGGTTTTCCAGTTTATCTAACAGACTATCAGTTGTTTGCAGTGACTCAATACGATTAATCAGGTCAGCAATAACTGAGCATACCATAGGTCTCTCTTGACGCGCAGCGTATGCTAGTGCATTACGCAATGCTCCTTCTGCTTCTTTCAGCGATTCTTCAACAGATTGTGATAGTGCCATACTTCAGGGTTCTCTAAATCTTTACAACGGGGGTAATAGATACCGTCTTTATAACAAGCATTTTTAGGGTCTTGTTTATCATATTTTACCACATAATCGGGTGGTTGTCTAAAATTACAGAGTTCACCTTGTTTTGTCATAAAGTTTTCAAAACACAATCCAGCAACAAGTGGGGCAATAAACTCTAAACCATACATCACTTAAAACCTAAACCTTTCAGTGTGTTTTTCCAAAAGATAAGAACCATCACCTTGGTCCACCCACTCAATAAGATCACCTTCTTTCAGGTTTGCTGCTTCTAAAAGATCATCGGGAAATGATATAAAGTATTCAGTTTCGTCAGTGTCTGCATCTTTACACTCTTCAACAGGAAGAACCCACTTCTTTACCTTATCTTTTTTTACTTCTGGTGTCCACTCATATCCACCAGACTCACGGATAGATTCAATTTCTCTTTGAAGATTTACACTACTTACTGAAGATCCTTGATACTCTTCAGGATAATAGTGTTCCTCCCAAAAATCATTCCAAGACTTTTGGCACTCTGGTGATGGGTCATCTTTATCACAAGACAAATGACTCTTGTCATTACTCTTCAGAAGAGCAAGGAGTTCATCAGCACGACTAATACAATCTTTATGATAATAATAATCTTCACGAACTGCTTCACGAATCGCAGAATAGATTTCTTGCGGTGAAGCATCACTATTCATCGCATCGTGAACCCACTCTTGGAGTTTTTCAAGAGAATACTTTTTATAATCAGAGGTCATTGATGTAGTCTTTGATTGCTTGTTCCATAATAACCTGAATCTCCTTGGAAGTCAACCCATTCAACCAAGACCAATTTGGGTCTTCCTTGTCCCATCCCATTGTATAAGACCCATCTTCATTTTGTGTTATCTTAAGACTATCAGCATTCATCGCAGTCAGTATCCTTGTGTTTCTTACGAATTTTTTTAAGTTGTTTCAGTTCTTCCTTAATCATCTTATAAGCAGTTTCAGAGTCAATCTTATCACCCAACTCAAGGGCAATAATAATATCTACTCGGGTTCCAAAGTGTGCGAGTGCTTTTTCAAAACAGTCTAAGTCATACATCGTAATTAATCCTACAATGTTCGGCAAGAATATCTATGCGGGCATCCAAAGAATTTTCCATACGATAAAGTTCGTTGGTGAGTTCTACATTCTCTTCTTCTAACTTTCTAACTTTATCTTCAAGTTCAACCAAGCGTTCATAAACATCGTCCATAGGAACATTTGGTTTAAGTCCCCACTTTTTATGAAACCAATAAGAATCAGTCATAATCATAATACACCAACCTCCTTCAAATAATTTCTATATCTCATAAAACGATTCCAGTTTGGTTGCCCCTGAACCTCTAATTGATGGCAGATCTCACAGTATTGCATCCATTCGCACCAAGGAGTGGTTGGATCTAATATATGATAGGGATAATCAGAGTTTTCCACCTACTTCCGACTCATAAGTTTTGGATTCAGGGAAACCTTCCTGCCGTCCTTTAAGTATGAAACGGGTTGCTGATATACATTGCTCTTCAGTGAGAGATGTGATAAGTCCGTTGCCATCCTTATCAGTGGAATACCAGAGTCCATACTTTCTCTCATCGACATAGAAGGCATCATCAATTAGTTTCTTTTCCATTCTTTAAATCGGGATGAGGAGCATAGAGTGGACCTTGGTAGTTTCCTGCGTGAAAGTTTTTAAGTGCTTCAGATACTTCGGGAGTTTCTTCCCAATTCCACTCATTTCCATTTTTATCGGTGAAAGTTCTAAGTGTCATTTTACTCCTCAAATTTGTAACTTAGTTTAATGTCTTTCTTTTTTAGCTGATATCGTTCGATATGTTTTTTACGATGGTCTTCAGTTTGAAAATAACATTTGCGAGTTTCTTTTCCTTCTTGATAAACCAACTTCCAGGGAAACTGGTCAAAAGGAAATTCTTCGGTGTAGTCCATCAGGTAGGTTGCTCAACACGCTGAGTATACACGGAATCAAACAGTTCGTCAAGCACCTCACTGCAAGTATTATACTCCTTGCTGTTTAGCACGGTTTTATCATACTGATACCGTCGCACAGCAGTATAGATGAGTTTATATTGTTCAGAGGTAAAGTTCATTAGTCGTAAAGATTTTGCTCCTGTTGTATTCTATCTAGGTAATGGTAGATAGTTGCTCTTGAGTACTCAAACTCCTCAAATCGTTGTGGTTTTTTCTTCTCCATCTTGGTGAGCATATTCACCCAGTCATAATGACTATTCACCACCCAACCATAACGACGCTCATCGTGCATCAAATCAAAAATAGAAATCATTTGAACCCCTTACTCTTCTTTTTGCCCAATACTTCAATATGACTCAAAAAGTGGCCACCATTTTGAAACCAAGTGCGTTGAACATCCTCATAATTATCAAAGATGACTTCTTTACCATCTTCAAAAACAACCTTATAATCGTGGCGATCATAAGGTTTATCGCAAGTTTGTTTAAATGTTGGAGTCATTTTAAGTATTGTGGTTTTTCAGAATCAAATGTTGTCCACCTTGCTATATTAAGACACATCAGCAAAGTTTGGTGTTCGCGGTTATACAGTTCCCAGTCTTGTTTGAGTTTCGCAGCATACCTACGACGATATGCACAGCACCAAACATTCTTGTATATCTGTGCTTTTTCAGTCACAGGTTTCATCACTCCAGTAGTATCTCAGTTTATCACCATCTGCGTGAATATTCAAGTGGTAAATCTTGCCGTTTTGTGTGTAAATGCCCACCCACAGACTGCGTTCGTTCATACTTTCCAGGTGAAACATTTCCACCTCTTCCAGCACGATTTCGTCTGGGTTTTCTTCCCACCTTACTAGTTTAGTCATCTCTCAAACTATCCAACACTTGAAGAATAAAAGCAATAGAGTTAGCATATTCTCGTCCATCTTGCCCACCCATTACGATATAGGCAATCTCTTTTTCGGCAAGTTCAATTCTCTCATTTCTGGTGAGTTCTTGTAGTGTAGGACGATACCAATTACCATCAGCATCTTGTTTGAAACCAGCATTCAGTTTCTCACGACGCTCAGCTTCCTCAAAAAATTCGTCAGGATAAGGTTCGCAGTCCATAATGTTCCTTTGATTTCCCTTATTATACAACAAAAAAGGGCACCTGTGAAGTGCCCCTGTGACGGTTTGTTAGGTGTCCTCAACCAATAATACTATTTCTCCACTCTTCACTCATATTCACCATAATAGCTTCTGCTGCTTCTGGTGTTTCAGCATATCCTTCATCAAGTAGATGTGAGAGGATGATGTCGTAGATGTCTATTTGTTCTTTTTTAAGTTTTGATTTTGCCTTTGCTGCTTTCTTACTATGAGTATCAGCAACATTTATCATTCTATTGCTTCTTTCTTTATTTCTTTCTGCTCTTTCGTGTTCCCCTCTTGCTCTGTCGTAGTTTAATGTGCTATGTGGGTCATTTGCTTCTCTTTCTCTATCTGCTCTTGTATCTGCTTCTCTTTCTGCCCTATATTCAACTTTTCTCATCATTTTGCCGACAGGAAGTTTTTTATAAGACATTTCACTCAACTCATTAATATTACTAACAACTTCCATATATGCTTCTTGGAGGTTGCGAAGTTCTTGTGCGTCCATCTTATGAATACTTTTTAGGTATTTATGTCTTCCATTGTTTTTTTTACCTCAAGTTTAATTTCAGGTGCTTTGGTTCCAGTAGTAAGAGTTCCAAGAGTTGGAGAAGGAATACGGGATGTTTCTTTACCGTTTGTATAGAAGATTAAGTCCTTATCCTTATTCATAAGTTCTCTCAACTTCTGTTTGCCGTATTCAGTCAGTTCGTGTTTTTGTTTGCGGAGTTCTTCTACTTCTTCTTGTGTGAGATTAACCCACGGCATATCATCGTTCATTTGGTTTTCTCCAAGTCATCAAGTATCCTTATCAAAATTGACAATTTATATTAAATGAAATGGAAGTTTTTTTGCAATTAGATTTTCTAACAGAATGCATTAAAGAAGATGGAAATATTACAACATCACCTTCTTTTATTTTATCTAGAGTTTTATTTTGTTCTAACATTTGAGAAATATGATGATGATAAAAAGTAGTTGTATTTTTACCTTCTAATTCAATAAAATAAATTCCAGAAAAATCACTTGGTCTATGATGATGTGTTTCTTGATAGTGAATATTTTTTTCGTAGTGATTATACCATATTTCTTCAAGATAACTTTTTTTAGGAAATTTAATCCAAAAATCTAAATTATTAAGCATTTCATCCATCGAATTCCAAACTATTTGATTTAAAAAAAATTCATCAAGCAAAAACTCTTTATGTTGACCAAAACTACTTATAATTTCACAATGCCACTCAACATTATTTTTAAGAGTTTTTATATCTTTTTTTATTTTTGGTAAAATTTCTTTTTTTATTTTTTTATGCTCTTTAATACTCGTTACCCAAATAAATTCACTAGGAAACTTTATTAATTTTGGTTGTTCTTTAGTCATTTATAAACTCCCATTTACTATTGAAGAATACTCGTGTCCAAAATCTAATCCAACGATTGGGAATAAGTTGACGCTCTGTAAAGTGGATACAAAATTGTCCTCCACCAAAGAAATCACAGGTACAAATGTATTTTACTATTGGTTCATTATTCAATGGACCCCAATCAAAACGCTTATCGTAACTCATTTCAGTTCCTCTTCATCCTCTTCATAAGGGAACATTTCATCATACTCTTCATCAGTCAGTGTGAGATTTAACCACGGAGCATCATCAGGTTCTGGTAGATTGTGTTCAGTCATTCTTCTTATAAAACTCTATTTTAAGTTGAGTAATGAGTAAATCAACTTTATCTTCAATACGAGTAAGTCGTTCCTCAATCGTATCTATACGATACTCATCAATTGCTTGTTTTTTTATTTCGTAAATCATAGTTTTATAAAGTGAAATTCACCATCTTGTTTTGTTTTACCCCAGAGAAATTCATTTGAATCTATATCATATCCAGCATCTCTGGAATAGTAATTAATACCATCAAACTTCAAAAATGTGGA